CGTCCGTGGCTCTGCTACCCTTACCTATGAAACAAAAACTATGGGTCAAGATCGCGGACGCACATTCTCCCTCGACTCGATGGATGTCAACGAAACAAATTTTGTTGCAAACGCTTCTAACCTTATGGGAGAGTTTCAGCGCACAATGGTCATTCCTGAGATTGACGCTTATCGGTATTCCACAATCGCAGCCCTCGCTGTAGCAAATGCAAGCGTTAGCAATGGATATACTCCTGCTAAGGCAGACATTTATTCCAGACTCAAGGCTGATATTGCCACTATTCAAGACGCTATTGGTGCTGTTCCCTTGGTTATTACAATGTCAATTGCAAATCTTGCGCTCCTAGAGGGTTCAACAGAAATTACTCGCCGTTTAGATGTTGGTGCATTTAGCGGGACTATCCTCTCGGAAGTTAAGAAAATTGACGAGTGCAGCATCATCGAGGTTCCTTCTGCTCGTTTGAAAACCGCGTATGTGTTCAACGATGGTGTAACAGCTGGGCAAATTGTCGGAGGCTTTGTTCCTGCCGGAGTAACGAAGAATGTAAACTGGATTATCTGTGCTGCTACTGCCCCTATCGCTATCTCAAAAACGGACAACATCCGTATTTTTGCTCCTGATCAAAACCAAACTGCCGATGCCTGGAAACTAGATTACCGTAAATACCACGATCTATGGATGCTGGACAACGCGCTAGCTAGCGTCTTTGTTAACATCAAGGAGGCGTAATATGTTTGAACTAAGTAAATTAAATGTTCATCGTATTGTAGCAACCGAAGAAGAAAAGAACGCTCTAGTATCTCAGGGCTTTGAGGTAGTTGAGGAAATAGCAAACGAAGTCATTGAGGAAGTTGAAGAGATTAAAAAGGGCAAGGAATAAACCTTGTCCTTCCCCTTTTAGGAGGTAGGTCATGCTATTAGATGATGTAAAAACAGTATTAGGAATAAGTGATACTCTAAAAGATGCGCTACTGGGTATTTACATTAGAAAAGGTACAACGCTAGTAAATATCTATATGAATTTCCCTGATATTCCTATCACCGCCCCCCCTACACTACCCGTAGACGTTGCCACGACCTATGCTGACGCGATAATAGAGTATGTGACCATAGCATATCGGAAGAAGGGCATAGAGGGCTTAAAAGCGTTCTCGCAGGGTTCTAGGTCAGGAACATATGAAGATTCTCTACAACAAAGCGTGAAGTCTTTACTACCTTCTCCTTTTATAAGAATGTCAGGGGTTGATCCTGATGCTCAATAATTACAGAGTTGGCATTTACAATAGATTACCAAACATAAAAGTAAATGGAATAACAATACCCGGAGTTCTGGCTTGGGTAAAGGATGCCGATGTAGACATTCAACCCTATAGCACAGCGTTGTTATTGCGTTCCTACGGTTACAACATCGAGGTAAACAAAAGAGTGTTTATAGACTTTGATCCCGTGGTACAAATTGGGACAGTTTTCTATTACACCAATCCTCAGAACGTAGTGGAGAAGTATGAAGTAAAAACACTTGTTAATTGGGATTATCTTGATTGTGCTTGTTTGGGGGTTAACTAATGCAATTCATAAGCTATAAACAAAAAGTAATGCTTGCTATGAAGCTATGTAGGCATGAATATTGTGAAAAAGTTGGGGTTATGGTTGCATCAGAAGCGCAGAACCTAGCTCCTATTCTGAGCGGTGACTTAAAAAGATCCATTGCATCCGATGTAATTCCGGGGGATATAGGCGTAGTAATCGGTTCTAATATGCCATACGCCTTAGCTATTGAAAAAGGGCATAGCAAAAAAGCCCCTAACGGTTATCTTGAACCTGGCGCATTGAACTCAATCCCTAAAATTATTAATGTTGCCGAATCGCTTTATGGATCCAAGTTAGGCGGTGTATGATGCTTGACCTATACACCTTGATTTATAACCAGATCATGCCTATTATTGTTACCCACAACTACGGATTTTATAGCCCTGCACAAGTTTACGACGATGCAACTTGTGCCACCTATGTCGACCATTATCCAGAAGACCAGAAAAAGGTTTACCCCTATGCTGAGATTAAGTTCCCGAATTCTTTGCCTAACAATAGTTTTAGCGATAACAATCTGTTAGAAGTGGATATTTGGGATGACAAGGCAACGGATATTCGAGAGATTGAAGGGATTACAGACGCAATTCATAAGGCTCTAAACCGGCTGCAGTACAATGATGCGGTTATGAATGTGAGCATTAACAGGAATACTCCCCACAGATTAAGTCTTCCTGATCCAATTATCCATATTCAACGCAGACAATTAAGGTATATCGTAACAGCCTATTATAAATAAGGAGTGATTAAGTTGCCAAACAGTACAAACACAATAGGTTTTACGCCGAATACACCAAACAACTTAATGATTGACGCAGGAGCGGTATATAAAAACTATGGCCTCGCAAATGAAGCATTGCTTGGAGCAACTTCTGGCGGTAATGAGCTAGTTATCGTAGTAAAGACTAGAGATGTAAAAGTTGATGGCTTAAAGGGTACGGTCAAAGGGCTTACAAGGGTTATCTCAACGGACGTGACATTGAAGTGCAATATGTTGGAACTAACCACAGATATTATCAAGACGGCATTAATGGGAGTTGTTGATACTACAACAAACCCGGGCTATGACACGATTACGGGGAAGACAGAAATTCTACTTACTGATTACATCGACAACATTGCTATAGTTGGAAAATTAAGCGGAAGTTTAACCCCTGTTGTTATCATGTTAAAAAATGCCTTATCCTCAGATGGTATTAAGTTCAGCTCAAAGGATAGCGCAGATAACATCCTGCCTATTACTTTCACAGCTTCAATTGACCCTAACTTCCCCCTGATTTCTCCTTACGAAATCAGGTACCCACAAGGCTCAGCACTTGCACCTTTCTATCTCGCTATTCCTGCTATTATGGATAATGGCAAGGTTCGCTTAGACTTTAGCGGTGCTGTTGCTCCTGTTGTTCCTCTCGCTGGGTTTACGGTTACGGTCCTTGGGGTTACTGATATTATAACAGCAGCGGTTAGAGACGTTAATGATCTAAGCGTGGTAACATTATCCCTAACAACTGTTCCAACGGCAGGACAGGCCGTTACAGTTGGTTACATCTTACCTGTGTCTGTTCCTTCACAAGTTACCTCTCTAGCTGGGGGAGTACTTGCCACGTTCCCTGTTGTTACCGTAGCTAATAACTAAATAATAATATGAAGC